AAAGAAGTCCTAGAAAAGAAGGGTGTCAACCTTAAAGCAGCAAGATTAGTTCTTAAGGATTTAGAAGAGGTTAACGAAGAGACAGTGAATAACTGGCTCGATGATAACGCTGATTTATTCGGAATTAAAGTTGCTACTGAGGAGCCTAAAGTAAGTGAGATAGATAAAGCAGCCTTAAGGCAGCAAGATGTACTCACACAGGGTGCAATGACCCCGGATAGAGCAGAGGATTTAAATCTTCGCATCGATAATGCAGATTCAATGGATGCATTATTAGATGTACTTCGCTCACAATCATAATTCCGTTCATAGTCACTTGGAGGTGACGAAATGGCATACGTATCAACAGCCTCTGATTCTCTTGGAGGTACCGCTGGTGCTGCTGGTCTAGTACAAAAGGCATATGACCGATTACTAGAATTCGCTCTCCGTTCTGAACCACTAATTCGTTCAGTCGCAGATAAGCGTCCAGCACGTCAAGCAATCCCAGGTTCAACAGTTGTTTTACAACGCTATGTTGACCTATCCGCAGCAACTACTGCTCTGACAGAAACAACTGACCCAGATGCAGTAGCAATGTCAACACCAACATCAGTAACCATTACTCTTAACGAGTACGGTAACTCAGTGTTGGTAACACGTGCATTAGAGTTATTCTCTCTTGCAGATGTTGACCCTGCAATCGCAAACATTATCGCTTACAACCTAGCAGATTCTATCGACGCTGTAGCAATGACAACATTGCGTGGCGGTTCAAACGTAATCTACTCAGGTTCAACAGCAACATCAACTGCAACTATCACAGCAGCCGCAACACTATCTTCAGCAAACATCCGTAGGGCTGTTGCTAAGTTACGTGCTAACAAGGCTAATGGTCGCAAGGGTTCACTATACTGGGCTGGATTACACCCAGAGGTATCCCACGACCTACGTGCTGAGACAGGTTCAGCAGGATGGTTGCTTCCTAACCAATACGGTTCTTCACAAGACCGCATTTGGGCAGGAGAAATCGGAACATACGAAGGTGCATACTTCGTAGAGTCTCCACGTCTGTACACAGCAACTGACGGTTCTTCATCTGCAAAGGTGTACCGCACAATCATCGCTGGACAACAGGCATTGGCTGAGGCAGTTGCCGAAGAGCCACATGTAGTTATCGGACCAGTAGTTGACCGCTTGATGCGTCACCGCCCAATGGGTTGGTACGGCGTATTAGGATTTGCTCGCTACCGTGAAGAGGCACTATACAGAATCGAATCAGGTTCTTCAATCGCTTAGTTGATTGACGGCTAAGCAGGCAGCACACGTGTTTCCTGCTTGGCAGTAAGTTCATTAAGGAGAATGATGGCAGATTATATATTTACAACACCTATTGTAGAAGAAGGACCAATCGGTAAACACCGGTTATTCTACTTCTATAAAAGAGATGTTGGTACTTCTGTAGTAAAGCAAAATGGTTCATATAGAATTAATCGCTATCCTTTAGACCCAAGTGTAGAAACATATGAAGAGTTTTACATAGGTGGGCATAAACATATAGTAGATGATGTTACCAAAGCAGCGCTAATTGCTGGTGGTGTAGGAGTTACAGAAGCAAATTTTACAGCAGTATAAGGGGATAAATGAAGCACTGGGAATATCATCCAACTTCAGTTGAAGGATGTTTTGGATGTAAAGGTTTAAGTCTTCAGATGAATACTGGAGATGCTAAGAGAGATATACCGGATAAAAAATGGAACTCTGAGTTACAAGCATATAGAGATGCTAGGGCACAGGGAATACAACCAGCAGGAACAACTATGCGTCACGTACAGGAAGCGCATAGGGCTTCAGAAGTATTAGGTAAAGCGTATAATGCGGACACTATGCCTAAGACTAAAGATATAACTCCAAAAGCCGCAGCCGTAATGAAAGAGATAGGACAAATATAATGCCAAAAGTAGGAAAAATGGAATTCCCTTACACAGCAAAAGGTAAGGCAATGGCCAAGAAGGCAGCCAAGAAGGCTGGCAAGAAAATGGTTATGAAGAAAATGGGTAAGAAGAAGTAGTATGAATACCCCTAAACGTAAAGTAGTAAGAGGTAAAGAAGCCATTAAAGGGTTTCAAAAAGAGATATCTCCTCAAGGTGTAGCCGCAGCCAATGCTGCCGCTAAAAAAGCACTTGAAGAAAAATATCCAGGAATGTTTATACCTCAAACTCGTACTGCTCCAGGAGTAAAGAAGAAGTAATGTCATCGGGTCAACGTAAGCGTCATGACGGTTGGAATAAATCAATTATGCGAGATGGTGTAGTTGTTATTCTACGTAAGGATGGGCGTGAAAAAATGCGCCTTGACCCTAAGACAAAAGAACAACTGAAGGGGACTAAATGAAGAAGAAAGCAAAGTCTAAAGTTAATGCTGCTGGGAACTATACTAAACCTGGTATGAGAGCAGCGTTATTCAAGAAGATTAAGGCTGGTTCTAAGGGTGGAGACCCAGGAGAATGGTCAGCCCGTAAGGCACAATTACTTGCAGTTCAATATAAAAAGGCAGGCGGAGGTTACAAGTAATGGCACTTGCTAAATCTCAAAAGTCTTTAAAAGACTGGACTGCACAAAAATGGAAAACATCTGATGGTAAACCATCTAAAGGTAAGAAAAGATATTTACCTGAGGCTGCTTGGGCAGCATTAAGTCCAGCAGAGAAAGCAGCAACCAATAGGGCTAAAGCCACTGGTAATGCTAAAGGAAAACAATTCGTTAAACAACCTAAGAATATAGCAAAGAAAACCGCAAAGTATAGGGGCAAATAATGGCTGATTCAGTATTAAAAAGAATTGGAGTATCTGGCTACAATAAGCCAAAGCGTACTCCTAATCATCCTAAGAAGTCACACGTAGTAGTGGCTAAGGTAGGAGATAAAGTAAAGACTATTAGATTCGGTGAGCAAGGTGCAAAGACTGCAGGTGCTCCTAAGGCTGGCGAATCAGAGCGTATGAAGATGAAACGTAAGTCTTTTAAAGCAAGACACGGTAAGAATATTGCTAAAGGTAAGATGAGTGCAGCCTATTGGGCGGACAAGGTTAAGTGGTAATATGAGTACCAAGGGGACAAAAGATAGCGTAGCCATTGTATGGTGTGACAATGGTATGGTAGATGGTAAGTTTATGCAAGGCGTAACAGATGTAATACTAAAGTCTGGTGTCGAGTTTGCAACATCATTACGTAGTCAAGGCAATCAGATTGCTAGACAACGCCAAACAGTTATTGATTACTGGTTTGATAAGACTGATTATGAATGGCTACTATGGGTAGATTCAGATGTAGTAATTAGTCCAGAGAAGTTTAGATTATTATGGGATAACAGGGATGCTAAAGAGCGTCCATTGATTACTGGAGTATATTTTACTACAGATAATCCTGAGGAACCTTTGATGGTTCCAATGCCTACAGTATTTAGTTTTGTTAATGATGGAGATGGTGGCTTTGGATTAGCCAGAGTACATCCACTACCAGAGAATAAACTAATTAAAGTAGATGCAGCAGGGTTTGGATTTATCCTAATGCATAGAAGTATAGTACCTAAAGTACGTGAAATATCACCTGAGGGACAGGTGTTTATGGAAATGGGTAGAGGAACTAAGTTTATCGGTGAAGATATATTCTTCTTTGCCCTATGTGATAAGGCAGAAGTACCACTATATTGCCACACAGGAGCCACTGCTCCACATATGAAGCGTTTTTCATTAGATGAACATTATTACAAGGCATTCTTTGGTAAGCCTAAAGAAGAGCCTAAGTCAAAACTTATCACTCCTGATAAGAAAATCATTACACCTAGATAGGATAAACAATGGCACTTGGTAAAGCAGGTAGTAGCCTCACAGCAGAACTTAATCGTCTTGCTGGTATCACCGATATAACAAAGTATCTTGATGAACAAGGGGCAGCGAATGTATATGCTGGAACTACTGGACTTGCAACCGTTGGTGCTTTAAATGTATTAGCAGGTAAAACAACTCCTGCTGATTATAAAGATATTGATGGTATCTGTAATGAACTTGCAGGAACAACTGGCCTAGCAGCACCTGCTGCATTACGGAGCATAGACGCCTAATGACAACTACACTAACAGATTTAATCAATGAAGTTCAGATTAACCTTGCAGGTTATACCTATCAACAGGATAGAGCAACACACTTAACTAGTGCTGTTACTACCTTAACATCTCCATCATCTTCTCCTACAGTACTATCTTTGGGCTCTACTGAGAACTTAGGTAAAGGTGTAGTTGAGATTGATGAAGAGTTAATGTGGGTAGATTCATTTGACCGTGTTGCTAACACAGCAACTGTATCTCCTTATGGTCGTGGTTATCTAGGTACTACTGCTGCTACACACAC